CTACGTATAAATCCCCACCACCACTGCTTCCTTGGTATTATGTTCGTCAAAAAAAATCAAGGCTACCTTCCTGCCTGCTGTCATTTCGGCTGATGGAATGTTTCTAGCTACTGTAACCTCTTCGAGGTAGACCTTGTAGCTGCTGGCAAGCTGTATTGTGGCTGTATAGCTGCTTGGGTTAAAATTCTTTAGAATTCCTTTTCTTGAGATCATCTTATCTTTATCCTTCCTTACACTCCTCCCAGTATCAGGTTGTGCTCATACTGACCGCGAAAAGGATTATAAACCAAATATAATCCCAGTACCCTCTTCTTCTCAGTGCTGAGCCCGGCTCGGATATCGGTTATATCTATGACATCGTATAATTGCTGACCGCAATTGACCGGAATTCGTATCTTTCCACTGGTTGATACTATCTCAGCATGTCTTAAAAATGCTTCCCCCCGTTGCTCAGCCTTGGCAACTGTATCTATGTTTTGATCGCTCTGTTGGTTTAGTCGGTCGTAGAGCTTATCTACCTGGCTCCAGGTAAATGAATTGATAACAATTGGTTCATCACCTGTTGGATCATATCCTTCAACTTGGACACGGTTAAACTCCCGAGCTCCTCCGTGGTATATACCCTCAAACATATGATGTGTTTGACCGTATGAATAAACGGAACTGTCGGTAGAAAGAGGATTCACCATGTAAACTTTATTGCCCTCAATGAAGATCACATCCGGGACAAAGGATAACAATCTTCCGATGATAGTGTTGCCCCTGTTATTTGGTTGAATAGTAAAATCAGGATAGTAACCGGTGACAACGGATGACTCGGATTTCACTTCAAGTTCCAAACCGGCTCTTGCTAGAACAAAGGCGAGGATTTCCTTTACATTCATTTCATTGGAAGCTTTATTCCAGCGGAACTGGTGCCTGGCTTGCCAAGAACTTACTGCTTGCCATCCATCATGAGCGTACAGAATGAGGTTGGCTTTCTCTCCTGAACTGGTGTAGTCAGAAGCTTCCATGGTAAATGTTAGTCCGGGACTGGTTTCATTTCCTTGAGATGTGACATATCCTGGGCTAAAATCAAGCTGGCAACCAATCTCAAGTGGTGGTGGCAGTGTGGCATAGTCACCATCATCATTCTTCAGCTCTACCGTCAGCTTCCCTCGACTTTCCCTGCTTTCCTGTCTTAGGAAGAGAATATCGGAGTTTAAATCAAGGCTCTGTTCGCTTAATCCTGCCCGCCAGACACCGGAAGGAGTGGACAGCCAGCAATAACTACTGTCATTAGCTAGAGCTATACCATACTCGCTGGAAAGGTTAAATGGGACTGGTTCACGCCATAAATTTTCAAGGAAACTAACGTTTAGAACGGTATGAGACCAGAAAGGACGATCATATGCTTCGGTGCCTGAAAACTTTTCTACGTAATAGCAACGGTACGCATCCGGTTTATCTGCAAATACACTGCCGTATTCAAAATTACCGTCTGAAGGTGCTGAGGCTAATTCTTTTAGTACTGACCAGGTGCCCGAGGTAACATCACCTCCATCACCGTAAATAACGCTCCACAGTTTGAAGTTTCCTGATGAATCCTTACCTGTAACCAGCAGATTCCAGTCAACGTCATACACAGTAGCAATACTGGAAAGGTCACCGGTTGTCTTGTCCCAGGCAGCTTTTGATTGCCAGCCGCCACTTATATGTTTCTTTACATAAAGAGTTGCTTGATCGGCAAAGAAGATAGCTATATCTCCATTAGGCTTATATGCGGCGGTTAGACCGTTAACGGCTGTTGTCGGAGAATAGTCGATAAGTTCTGGGCTTCCCCAGGTAGCTCCATAGTCCGTGCTCTTGATACGACGGACTTCTCGACTTGTGTTTACCCAGAAGATAGAAACCTCTGCCCCTTGAGATGCAGCAGCTACCCTGAGACAGTTATATTGGTTGGTGTATGTCCAGTCGCTGAAATCGGATGTCGGGCCCGGATCAGTCACTCTCTGCCTGTAGAGCTTCCTGCCATCTGATACAGGTGTGATTCTCACTCTTATAAAGGAGTTATCTCCCGGAATGCTAAGAGCGTGAAAGTAGTCATCCTCGCTCCCGGTATATAATCTTGTCCAGTCAAGCCTGACCACTCCTGCTATCTTGTTCTTGGCTTCAAGCTTAACGTAGGGAGTACGATTAGCCTCCTTTTGAGCCGCCAGCAATGTTGATGAAAGTGCTCTCATCTTTTGTTATCTACCTTAATGTTTAAAATTTAGGTGTTTGTACTTGATGCTCCTTCTTATGGACCGTAGTCAGTTGATTTTGAGGCTGGTGAGTTATAAGGTCTGTATAAAGTGCGGATTCTCACTTTATTTTTCCGGCCCAGCCGTTTCAGTTCCTGTCTGTAGTAGTTGAGTCGTTCCCTCCCCCAATTAAGAAACTCTTCAGGAGTCGACATACCGCCGACATTCACTTGGTTAACGGCATAAACTGCCCATTCTACCGCCGCATAACCGCAGGCGCCGGCTGCAATCAGGTCTTCATATACAACCGGAATCGTTGAAGTGGAGGCATCAAGGACGTGGAGTTTGCCGAAATATATTTCAGCGTTTGATCCGTCTGGAATCTCATCACTGAGGAGCGTTAGTGTATTTGCCCATAGACTGAAACGCTGATATTTCTTCGGGAACTGGTCAAGTGGATACTCAACGGCTTCAACATTCACCCGGTTTGTTATGCTGGATATATCGATTTCCCTGGAACCGGATGTCGTCGCTTTGGTCGTCTTTTGTTCGTATGGGATAGCTTCGGACAAGTCTTTCACGGCATGGTTGATGTGCCTGTCAAGTTCATCGTTGCTCCATCGGTAATTGCCCGAGTCCTCGTCGTGAAGGTCTCGTCTGACTATCACTCTCATATCGGTTAAGTTCATCTTTGCTATACCTCTTTACTTGTTTCTGATTTCCTGTCTCTCCAGCCTGGTGCAGGGCAATCCCTCTTCATGGCGGCAGAGTTCTAGGTCACAATAGGTTATTTCTTCATTGGCCTTTCCTTCATTAATGCTTACTGCCTTCCCTGCCAGGTTTTTTGCCCGGTTCATCAGAGATTGTGCATCATCTTTACTGTCGAAGGACATATCGATTCTCACTCTGTATTTCATCTGTACCTCCATTTTGTTGCCAGGAAATTATGCTGGATCTCATGAGCTGATAAAACCCTCGTGTATACTCTTACCTCGCCTATCAATCCATTAAAATCGTGACGCAGCAGGGTTGCATGGCTCTCATTACCAATAATGAAATCTCCGTAACTGCCATTCTGGATGGTCCCGGTAGTCCCGCTTTGTGTCATCATTGTATCGATATAAATCTTTAGGGCTGCTCCTGCTTCATAAACACCGGCACAGTGGTACCATTTATTCAAGGCAGAATTTGATAATCCGGTTACCGTCACTCCTCCGTCGGCCTGGCCTTCAACAAAAAAGGTGATATTGTTGCTGCTGTCTATAACTAGTCGTAGTCTGTCGTCACCTACAATATTTTCCTTTTCAACAATTCCTCTCCATGTCCCTGATCCTCCCTGAATACTTATCCATGCTTCTAGTGTCAGGGCTTCAGGCATCACATCGAGTAATGTAGGATTAGACAGGTAATCATCTGTACCGTCAAAACTCCTGCCTGATGGAGTCCATAAAGCTCCGTTGGCAGTGAAAATATGACCGTATGCATCCTTGGATATAAAAGAGGGACCGTCCATCTCATAAAGAGGTAAACAGAGTAGTAGGCTGGGATCAAATATAAAATTCATAATTCACCTCATGAAGCAGAGTAAAGAACCTTCACATAACTCGAACTCTTTGTCTTTCCAATAGCATTCTCGCCGCCTGCATCGCCCGATTTTATCTGGAGGCGAATATCAAAAGGTACCGAGTTGAAATTCACCACCGGCTTGAACCGGCCACTGTAGGAAAACTCCTGGTAAGTGGAAGCGTCGGCTTCGTAAGTCGCTTCGGTATGCAGGTTCACCCAGCTTCCGCCCTTATTGCGCGCTTGCCATTTAAAAAGTACACTCTCGAGTGTCCCGCTGGATTTCACCGCACAGGTGAGACCGAATTCAAATTCTAATATGTTTCCCAGTGCTGGCGGCTTAACGCTCACCTCCTCCACTGTTTCGTAGTTATCGGTTGAGGTTGTTTTTTCGATTCCCCACTGGACCCCGTCAGTAGTAAGATTACCTTGTGCAAAGGGATGCTCCATGTGTTCAACCACTGAGACTGTCATTATTCTTCTCCTGCGGAGGAAATCCTGTATCCTGAATATTTTAGAATTAGTATTTTGTGTTTCGTATTAGGAATTAGGATTTCCCCCTGTTATTTTATTATTTAGTCTTGAATGCCTATCAGGGCGGCTGCCTTAACGCTGGCGAATAGTGCCAGGGAGCAGTACCACTTGATCCTGGTACGGGTTGCGTCCTTGGTCTCGAGCGAACCGATAGGCTCCACTGTCAGGTGACCGGGTGCCGTCAAACCGCACAATGCTCCTTCACCAAGCTGAATAGCGTAGATTGTTGAGCAGTCGCTGCCCGTAGTTGCCGTCTCTACACTGCCGCTGACCGTGTGAGTATCCAGTATCCAGTCGTTCACCCCTAGGGGAATACCATCCCAGTACTGGACAAAGTTACCCCACTTATCTCGATCGGCCTCCATCATACTGCCAGAGGCTCTGACAAGGGCGTTGATCTTGCGTCTGGAGCGTCGGCTCATCAACAGTAAATCGGGTTTGCCTCCCTTTACGGCATCAATGAGCTCATCGAGCATGGACAGTGCTAGGGTAGCTCCGCTGGCTCCGGCGGCAATTACCTGATTACCGGCTGTTTCCGTATCAATCAGTTTTCTCAATCCGTCGAATTGCTTAGGACTGGTTGTGACATCTCCGTAAATAAAGTTGTCTTCGAACTTGTCCTTGAGTGCCTTGGCTTTTAGCTCGACAACAGCTGCTTCCAGGTCCTGGAGGTTTGAACGGGTTGCTTTGAGAAAATTGTCAACATCTGCGTCACCGCCCATAATCTTTAGATTGGCTGTTACCTGCTCAAAGGTCGGTGTTGATTCTGCCCAGGTATCGCCCACATCGTAGAAATCGATTGTAGGTAGTGTCTTTTCTTGGTTATAGGTCAGACCATTACCCACGATTTCAACGAAAGGTAGTTCCCTTAATACCGGTGAGTCCTTGATAATTGTTTCTACTACTCCCTGTAGGAGCATGTCATTGGATAATTTGGATGCTTCGGCTAATGTTAAAGCCATTATTTACCTCCATTTTAGGATTTCGTATTTATTTCCTGTCTCCTATTGCGTATTGAATTTTTTCCCTTGGCGATAGAGTCGAGAGATCGGGCGATGTCCTCTCTGGAGATCCGGCAGGTACCTTGGCAAGTGAAATCTCAGTCTCCATTCCCTCTCTCACCTTACTCACTAGGTTTTTTGCCTTTTCCAGTGATTCGTTAATAGACTCTATAGTATCCCCGTCGATAAGTTCGTTGATTACCTCTGGATTTGCTTGTACTACCATCTCTTTGTAGCTGGCTATTGCTTCAGAAAGGGAATCATTAAGAACCGTCGTTTTTCCCTCCAGTTCTTGCCTTTCTTGTTTCAGGGTTGCGATTTCCTCTTCCTTGTCTGAAACTACCTTCTCAAGATCGGCGAACCTCCCCTTGATCTCAGTTTGAGCCGTGTCTTTTTGAGTTAACAGACTTTCAAGCTCTGTAATTCTCTCTCGTGTTCCCGGCTCTTCATTCTCGGGCTGATTTTCACTGTGGGAAGGTAATTCTCTCTGGCTTTCCTCTTCCTCTATTTCATCTGCCATCGTTTCTCCCCCTTATCGTGGTACTTGATCTCCAACCGCTCAGGTTGAAGAATCCTCGTTAGCCTCTGCCTGGGGCTCATTTGCTCTCACTCTCGCTCCGCTCCTGGCAGGTCCTGAATTGAGTTCCTTGTTCATCTTTAGAATTGTCTCTCTTTCCTCGAGCCATCGGTCAAATTCCATCTCAGGATCGGTTACACCCACTTCATCCATTGCTCTTCGCCTTGAATGAATACCGCTCTGTATAAGGACCTGTTCGTTGTTCACAAGTGCCGTCACATCCTTGGGCAGCAAAGATCCCCAGATCACCCTTAATTGGTTCTCACCGAACTTCTCATTAGTGTATTTTTCAAGCAGCTTGAGAATAAGTCTGTTTCTACGTATATATGCGGAGGTACGTATAATTCTCTTTCGTCTTACTTTCTGTAGGAGCGGCTGAAGCTCGATTTCAAGAGCCACTCCGGAAAGGTCTCTCTCCGTACCGCCGAAAGCCGCTCGAGGCGATTCTGATAAATCGTGCAGCATTCTGAATAGCAGACCGATATAGTCGATGTGAAGTCTTACCCCGCCGCCCTGCAGCAGATCGAGCAGATATGCTTTAGCGTCATCGGGGATATTCCAGACTGCCCCCGGTCTTACTGCTATGTCCTCGGATTCCTCAACGTTCTCGAGTACGGCTACTGGATTACCTGAGAGTTCAAGAATTTTTGATAGTTGTGAAGTCGCCCGGTTAAGTTCCTGTTGCGGTTCCATTATGTTGGAAAGATCGGATATACCCCAGTATTTCTTCGGCTCTCTCAGGTTAGGGTATATAACAAAAGGTATGAAACCGTATGGATTCGGTTTTTTCTCAACCTGCTTATCGTCAATCCATAGTTGGAAATCCTTGGCGGTCCACACCTCTATGACACTGGGATTCTTATCCCTGCTTTTTATTCCGTATAGGCTTTTTGTCATTTCCTGGGTGAGACTATACTTGGACGCTACCCTCCATACTTTTGAGGTATCGTCTCCCAGCCACCAGGTATAGATGCCCTGGATATCCGGGGCAGTTACACTAATCTGTTTTGTTTCCTGGTCCCAAATAACCTTGTAGCATGCGTCACCAAGAATGGCACAGTCAATCTCCGTCTCAAAATCGAGCTGCTCAAGGTTATTATCCACCCCCACTTTAAATAAAGCTGCTTCCGCTTTCTTCGCCTTGTCCCTGGCTTCTTCGGTGTCTTCAATCGTATCAATGGTAAAATGGGTACCGGACATCAGGTACGAGGTAACCTTATCTATGAAAACCTTGCCATAGTTGAAAGTGAGCCGTTTCTCGTTCCACCTCTCTCTCCCTTCCCAGTGGCTCCCGTGATAAAAATCAAGCAGTTCTTTATACCTTTTAATCCTTTCCGTATCACGCTTCTTTAGCTCTTCTGGATTGAATTCTTCGTTCATTCCTTTGACTTCTCCTTATTTGGCATATCCGGGCTGTTCTTTAACGCTCTCTGCACGGTACGCCGGCTCACATTAAACATCTCTGAGAGTTCCTTTACTCCCTTTTGCCCTGCTGTAAATAGTCGTACAATCTCTTTATCTCGTAGATCTTTCACTAGATGCTGTTTCCCTCCCGGTTCATCGTAAATACACTGTTCAAAAGGGCAGCTTAGACAGGACTCGGCAAGGTCGCACCCCTCATCCCGGTATTGGCTAAATTCAGGAGGTAAATCTTGTGGTAAATCGGACTCATCCCTTAGTTCCTCTGAATAACTATTCCTGTACGCAATCTCATCGTTCGTGTCCAGCTCCAT